AATTCAGCGTAACCACTGTCTGGTAAGATAGGGATAATCATGTTTGCAGAAGTCATTGGGATTTCTCTAAAGAGAGGTGCCAATACTAATTCATTTTGAATATCTCTTTCAATGTTAGTTGATACTACTTGCTCAAAGTCTGCAGAAGAAACACCCACACCTGAATGTGCGTTTACTTTCTCCATTAGAGATTTTGACATAGGAGTATCCCATCCTTTACCAGTTGCTAGACCAGCAAATTTGGCATCAAGAATGTCTTGCTCAAAAGCTTTTTTCCAGTCGCCTTGACCTTGTCTGTCTGTGAAATGTCTTTTTGACTCACGAATATTCATGATTTCTTCAGACTTTTCAGCAAGTTGCTTTTCAAGTGACTTAACAACAGACTCTAAATTAGAGTAGTCATCTTTCACTCTTTTCTCAACATCAGACATCAACTTCTCGGCGCCAGATAATCCAGCTTGAACGATAGTTTTTTGCTCTTCCTGTTTTGCTTCCTCAGCGGCTTTTTGAACCTCAGCTTCTTGAGCAGCCATTTCAGCGGCTTCCTCAGCAGCTTTTTGCTCAGCAGCCTTTAGTTCAGCTTGTTTCATCGCATACTCGGCTACTGCTTTTTCAGCAGCATCCTTTGCGAATGCATCAAGATCAAACTCAGGTTTGCTTTCAGGAGCTTGCTTTTCATTTGACATATTAGTCTCCATTTCTTGGGCTATTGCCCCGTTTGGCTGCTCAATTTCAACAGCGTCTGCTGAATCGTTTGAGTTAGCCTTGTAAAAAGATTGCTTAAACTTGTTATAATCATCCATAGAATCAAATGATTTGCTTAATCCAAAGGTTGCCCCTTGGTTGCAAGGCACAGATACTACTGAGACTTCAAAAAGTTCAGCGTCCTTAATTTTATATCCATCAGTTTCAGTCATATATTCGGAGTCCTTGCATCTGAAACCGACAGAAAATGCTCCAAGGACGCCATCTTTGATTAGTTGTGTTACATCTCCTGCTGCTTTTGATATCTTTGCAGATATTTCTAAGCCGTTGTCTGTAACTTGTAAATCTTTTGCTCTACCAATTGGTTTATCATAGTTATGATTAAACAAAATAATAGGGTTATTTTTGAAATTTTCTAGTCCACCTTTCATCCATGCTTCGGTTTCAATGATGTCTCCTGCTCTGTCAATGGAGTTAGTGCTTGCAGAACCTTTAATTTCTACGCCGCCATCATCTGTTTCCCCGAGGGATTTAAAAGTACTAGTCCAATGATAAATTTTATTTGACATCTTTTTTCTCCACTTTCTTAGTAGGCTTTTTCTCTACTTTTGGTGCAGGAGTCGGAGCCGGTGCAGGAGCAACAGTAGCAACTACTACTGGATGTCTTTTCTTCATTGCAGAAATGACTCTACTCCAAGAACCAAAGGCTCTTCTTAAAAGATAGTCTTTTACTGGTACATCATTACCAAAACCTTTGTAAGTTTTTAAGTCCATTTCTTCAACTTTATTTTTCTTACAAAAATCTGACAATGCTTTTGCCATCATATCTTTTGTCATATTTATTCTTCCTCGCTTGGGGCAGCTTCTGTAGGTCTGCCACCTTCTTCGGGATTAGCAGCAGATCCTGCTATATTTGCAGGAACTCTTGGTTCGTCAAAGCCAGCAACTGGCTCTTTACCAAGTGCTACTCTTGCTTCATTTGGGGACATAATCCCTGTATTTACAAGAGTTGCATAGTACGCTGCTTGGTCTCTCAACTCAGGTTGTAAAGCAGGTATACCTGTTACATCCTCAGTAATCTCAAAACCAAAGTAACGCTCTATTGCGTACCCTATTTTTCTTACAATCGGTAAGACTGTTTCTAAATAGTAAAGACGATGATTTGGTCTAATGTTTGCATTATTACCTCCATCCATTAAAATGGGTGGTATTCCCATCGCCTCTAATATAATTCGTTCGTTTGACTTTATGCCTTCTTGAAAATCTAGTTCCTTGAAGTTTACTTCAGTTAAGTTTTCAACCTCTAATCCTCCATCTAGGAAGAGTGGTCTACGACCTCCTGATTGTGGGTTGTATCGTGCAACCCATGCTTGTAACATTCTTTCTTTTATCTTTTCTGAAAGAGTATTCGGAGACTTAAGTACTAATCCTGGTACTGCTCCATTTTTGAAAAAATTGTCCTGAAAGTTTCTCATACTTCCAAGTAATTGCATTGTTCTGTATGCTGGTTTTAATCTTGGTACTCCACGATAGATGGAGTGAAAACTGTTCTCTTTAATATGTATAATTTCTTTTGGTGTATAATCAATACTATTATCAAAAGAATATTTATCTACATAAGTATCTGTATCACTATAAATTGTTACTCTGTCTGCGGGTAAGTGATATAAGTGAGCTCCATCAAAGTATATAAAGATATTTCCATCTAGTAATAAATCAATTACTAGATTCCTTTTAAAAGTATTAATATCTTGAAAAGGATTTGGCTCTTTATTTACTAAAATGTCAACTCTGGATCTACGAATATTTTTAATAATATTGTTGATTCCTAGTATTTGTTCTCCTATTTGATATGGAATTTCTGCAGAGTCATCTACGATCATATTTACAGCGCGATTAACAATTTCTAATTGTTCGTATGCATTTCTGTAATTGGTAATGACTTCACGAGAGTCTATTGTCATACCCTCGTCGCGAGAAATTACATATTGGGCAGGATTGAGTTTTTCATCGTCCTCTGGTCTTCTGCCTAATAATCTGTCATACCATGCCATATTTGTCTCTTTGTTTCTTGACCCAATTGTTCTGTTTCTCTGCTGTAATCAATTTGGGTCTTTTTCCATAAATTGAGTGTAGTCTTAGATGATGCTTATGACAGAGAGTTACTGTATAATCGTAAACTTTTTCCATGTTTTCATCAATGAACAGTTCACGAATTCCTAGTATGTCTTGCTCGTTCTCAATAATTATATTCTTCTCTTTTAACCAAGTTTCTAGTAATTCCGTTAAACCGTAAAAATGATGAAAATCTAAATTCTCGTTGTCTCCGCAAATGAAACAACTATTTCCTTTTTTGTATCGTGATTTAGCTTTATCTCTCACATATTTAACTAAATCTCTCTTTAAATCCATATTTCCACTCTTAATTAGAATTATACCAAAAAGTCACATCATATGTCAAGAACTGTTTTTTACAGGTCTTATTAAAACGAAGTGACACTAGTTTCAAA